GTTTCCGAGCGAATCCAACGATGCTTAAAACCATCCGGTGCAGGCGGTGCATCTAGCATTGACGGGGGTGCCCACGGCCGTCTTTGAGCCGTTTTTTCCCTTGTTTGGTTAGCGCGAGCAGTACGCTTGATAGGTCCTGTGTTTTCTTCAGTCATCTTGCTTACTCCTTCACGTATTTCGCATATTCTTCTAGCGGCACACCCAATTTCTTCGCAATTGCGACTTGGCTAGGGGTGAGTCTAACCTTTTTCCCACTGCTGCGCCCAGAGGTTGATCTTGATACGCCAGCAACCGTCTGAGCGGGCCGTTTGTTGGCGGTTTTCGCGTTACCACCGAAGGTATCGGCAATGCGGCGATCAAGTTCAGTATAATACTCATCGCTCTGCGGGTCAAACCCTTCGTCTTCGACAAGTTTTTTATGTATTCCAAAAGCTGCAAATGTCTTTGCTTCGTCTTGGCCAAACCACTCGTTGCGTTGCGCCCAATCTTCCGCTTTCGGATCAGGACGACGCACTTGCTGTTGCTGTTGTGGGGCGTACTGCTGCTGTTGGGGCTGTGCCGGTTGCTGCTCGGCCTGCTGTTTTTGACGCTCTTGGGCTAGTCTGGCCTGATTTGCTCGTTCACTCTCAGAAGCAAGCGCAATCATCTTCTTGTTAGCCTCTACCGCTGCCGCAGTGTCGCCAATTTCCATAGCACGAGCCAACTCTTTTTCAGTTTGCTCCATTTGAGTCTGCACACGAGTGCTATACTCGGTAACATAATTGCTGTCTAAGGCACTAAATCTTTGCTTTAGTTGCGCGGCTTCGTTTTGAACCTGCTTTGCGTAGTTCAAAGCTTCTTGCTCACGCCGCTCCGCTTCACGCATCTTCTTTGTAAGACGATCAATGCGCTTTTGTGTGGAGTTTTCGGCCTTCTGGAACTGATCCTCGGACTCTTCTTCGACAACTTCTACGTCATCTTCCTGAGAATCCACCTCAACTTCCATGTCCATTTCTAATTGTTCTTCCTGCTCTGCCATAATTCACTCCTAGTAATGCAAAACGTCTTCTGGATCGTTAATACGAGCCAAAATCTCATCGTCATTCAAGATTCGAACCTCACCACCGTCGATGTTAAAGCGTGAACCTGAATATCTAGCGAACATCACCCAGTCTTTTTCCTCGCACCAAGCTCCGGAAGGGAATTTTTCGCTGTCTTTGTAGGCCAAAGGACCAACTTTAAGCACATATCCTACCTGTGTGGACACCTGTGCCTGTTCCACAACAGTATCGGGCATGTATAGACCCTTCTCTGTCTTACCCTTACCGCGGTAAGGGAGAACAAGTATCCGCCATCCAGTCGGATTTGGCATTCTTTCAAGGAGAGAACCACCAATGTTTTCAGGGTTTAAAACTTTTGGGGTTTCATATGCTTCGGAAAGGCTTGCTACCGCTTCTTTCACTCCGCTCAAGTCAATTTTAGTGTCAGTCAATGCTGCGCTCCTGTTTATCTAGCAGGCTCTTGAGTTCCTGTTCCACGCGATTCAGACCTTCAAGAAAGCCTATAAGCTCGCGATAATGCTCCATAGACTTGACGTTGCCATATTCCATGTGGTCAACAACGCCCTGCCTGTGTTCTTTTATAATGCGAAAAACAGCTTCCGCAATATATATCTCATCCATTCGTATATTTTCCCACGTTATCTTACACCATCAGTATAGGAAAGTTTGGGAATATATGCAAATGTATATTAGACCATCAATTCAAAATGTGGTGCATCGATAAATGGCCGACGGTTCTGTGATCGACGGGTGTCGATATAGTCGTTCATAGCCGACTCCATGTCGCCATCCCACTGTGCAATGTTTGGAACAGTCCACGCGGCACCCCAACGGATAGGTACGTCGCAAGCACGGGCACCTTCGGCCATTGCATCCGCGATTTCGTCGTACAAATTCAACTCCCAACGGCCGCCATCCACATAGGCCATTAAATCGACAGCAATACCGTCTAAATGCTTACTTTTCATGGTCTGGCTCGCGCCTTTTGCCACCAAAGCACGTTGCTCTTCGATGGTCCGGAGTCCACAAATCACTGAAAAGTCCTGCTTTGTCACTGAAATAGCGTGTCTAACAACCGCAACCATGCGTTCGTCCACGCCCTCTAGCTTTGCCACGCTACGTTTTCCTAGTTTGTAAGCCATCTTACTTCCTTCCAAAGAATTTAGTTGCAGAGCGCACACCGAAGCTCGCCGCCACGATTACACCCAACGTGTATTGATACCAATCAGGCATTGATTCTAGTGCTGCAAAGCCGTTCTGCACAGCCTGCTCTGCCCACTCAAACGGTAAAAAACAGAGAATTAATGGTACGCTAAATAGTATTGTTAACCACTCGTCTTTCCACGAGTTTTGCGAACCTTGCGCCATCAAACGCTCCCAGTCCGCTTCGGACGTAGCTGCCGACTTCATAATCGTCGCCTTAGCTTCAGCTTCCACAAGTTTTAGATTAGCCGCAGCGGCTTGCGCATCGGCTTTGCCTTTAAGCCAGCCACCCGCTAACTCTGCAATCGGTCCAATTAATGCCTGAATCATACCATTACACTCCCATATAAGGTCATTTCGACGCCAAGCACTAACTCAAGCAGCTTTACCAATAAGTGCGTGACTACTTCCTCACTTGTCCACATCATACTCCACCTTGGAGCTTGTAGCAGTTTGCGTGACAGACGTCTTAGACTCTTTACCCATCCATATGCCGAAACACCCTGTTAAAGCTCCCATGCACACAGAAACAAGCCCAGATTGCGCCACCGACGGATCAGGCAAAGACATAAACCAATGCACCGCTTGATAGGTCAAAACAGTAACCGCCAACATCATCAAACGCGGTAGTATTTTCCAGTCGTCAAGAATCGTGTGTGCCATCCATAAGCCTTTCCGCTACCCTTTTATGCGTCGTGATTATAACAACTTTTCCATTTTTGTATACACACCACACATTTCGCTTAATTTCGATCAACTGCAAAACAGGTGACTGCTTGTCCGGCATCCTTCACCATAACCTCTGCTTTTGCCTTTGCTCTGTTGCAATGCGCCTCTGTGCCATACGCACCTAACTGATAGTACTCAAACCGCCCGTCTATGAAACTAAGCCATACCAGAATCCACATTACCACCGCTCCAAGTACACGCCCAGATAATATATGGACAATACAACCACGATGATAGCCATCAAGATACCCGCAGCCGTGGCTATCGCTTCGTTCCGCTCTTCTCGTGCTTTTTCCGCTGCTTTCTTCGCCGCCTGACGCTGCTTTCTAGCTTCCATTTGCCACTGCTGCCACCTATCCCAAGTGCCCGGCGGAGCGTACAATCGGCAATAACTCTCCAATTCCTGACGCTTCTGGCGTAGGTCCTCAAGAGCCTGAAACTCTTCCCAATCCCCCTGCTCGCCACCGGCGATAGCTGTCAAAGGGCTGTTTTTCTTCCGGTTGACTGCTTCCTTGACGTCTTCCTCTGCGCCAAGAAACTTTCCAACGGCACCTATAAGTCCCGCTGTCTCCTTGCCGTTACTCAAAGCTGTCTTGATGACAGAGTATGCCGCATTAGCCGCGGCTATAGATTCCAGTATCGGCATAGTTTCACCTCATGAACTATGACTTCCGCTTGCTTCCCTTCTTACGGTCCTCATTCATCTTATACGCAATCGCAATAGCCTGCTTCTGCTTATAGCCCTCATCCATAAGCTTCTTAATCTTAGCACTGATGTACTTGTCGTCAGACTTAGACATCAGCAACCCATGTGACTTGTGCCCTTGATCGCGGCACCCGTTCCACGAGTTTTCATCTTCTTCATCTTGTCACCCGCCATCGGTGCTGGCTTCTCTTTGCCAACCATCTCCGCTTTAGGTGCCTTACTCGGTGTGTTCGTTACGATCTTAACCTTGGCCATTTGGTCTTCCTCTTAGTTTCAAAAGTTCTCTTTGCATTGCACTGTCTATACGCGCAGCAGTCTGCTGTTCCTGACTTGCCAAGCGTTTCTCAAACTGCTCGCCGCGCATCTGCTGGTTCTGCGCCTCAAGCTGCAATTTCTGTTGATCCAACTGCGCATCCGCCTGCTCGCTCTGCGCCTTGATCTGCAACTCCTGCTCCTTCAGCTTCACCAATGGGTCCGGCTGACCCGCTCCGCTGATCTGAGCCGACATCGCCTTCGCTTGCTGCATGCCCTCTGCCACAAACTGAGCCACCATCGCTTGGAACTGCATCTCCTGCTGATCCGCATCCATAGGTCCCATCTGCTGCATCTGTGCCATAGCCTGCTCTTCCGCCGCTATCTTTACATGCTCCATGACGTGCTTCTGCATAGCAACAGCAACGGGCGGCATACCCGCAACCATCGGACTCGCACCAAACACTAAGTGAGACATAATGTGCGCCTGATGGTTCTGACCCTGAAACGCGTACAAAGGTATCTGATCCAACGCGTTGATGTTCTCCTGTGCAGGGTCCGTGGGCCGCGGGTCTTCTTCCGGCATCGCTTTCATAATGCGATCCGTATCAGTAACACCCAACGCCTCATACATATCCCTGAACACCTCATGCATGTTATGCATATCAGGAGCCTGTGCCGCTAACTGCAACTTAGTCTGAGCCAAAGCAATACGCTGCGCCTGACTAAATACATTCGGATTAGATACAGGAACCACGTCCACACGATCATCAAAGTCCTCGGCCATGATCGTCTGATCGTCGCCCGCGACACTATACGGATACTCCTGCGGTAAGCTCTCGCTCATCACGCGAGCCAGTATCTTAAACTCCTGACGCATCGCATAGTGCAACCGCTTATGCACAGCACTCATGACCCGCGAACCCTGTTCCAACATCGCGATAGTCGTGCCAACAGCAGCTTGCTGATTGCCGTCGCCCACCTTCATGTCAGTAATGGTCGCGAACCTCTGACCCGCCTGAACCACAAAACCCAACAGGTTAAACAGTGTCTGGTCGGGTCCCTTAAAGGGCAGCGGCATGAGGCTATCTCGGATAGCCCCACCCGGCGCGTCCACGTCGCGGAACTCACCGGGCTGAAGCGGATCGTCGTCATCTCTGATACGAAGTCCTCTGGCTTTGAAACCAGCAGGGAGATTGGACAATGTACCGGCGTCAATCAACTGCCTCAGTGCTGCCGTGGCGGTACGGGATAGACCGCCAATAGTGTGAATCAGACCCAATCCATAGAACCCAAAGCCCGGTAGGAACTTGTAATGCACGAAGTAGTTGATCTTCTTGCGTATCGGGTCGTCTTCACGATAATTCCGCCGAATAGACAGAATCTGCCCGTTATCCTGCGAAATCGTCACCACATAAGGCAATTTTATGCCCGTTGGCTCGCCATCTTCTCCCATATCCTCGTGACCCTCTAGGTCCAAGTCAACGTGGCACTCCAACAATGTACAGTCGTAATCAATCTGTGACGGCTCAAATCCCCCAATCCGGTCCATCTCAGACGTTACTTCGTCTATATCCTGCTGCGCTGGCAACACAGGAATGTCTAAATAAAACCCAGCAACCTGCATTTTCCGCAGATCGTTCAACGACATCTTCACAACCTGCGTCACATTCGGACATGTCTCCAAATCAGACGTGTCGTAAGGAACCACCAAGTTCTCAGCAGGCACGAACTTCGCCACAATGCGGCTCAAGTTCGAATCATAGTACACCTTCTTGAACGTACTCCCCGCCAACGGAAGATAAAACAACATCTGGTCCATGTCAGGCGTGTACTCTTCCATCACATTCGTGATGTAGTAGTTCATAAACTGCTTAACGCGTTGGGCCTG